TTTTAGGTATGCAAGTAATCCTGCTTTACTTCCTTTTTGTTTAGTAAGCACTACGCTGTCTCGTAACATAATTCTATTCTGTTGCATGCCGATGGCAGGCTCGTAGTTATACCCAAACTGATTAAGCATAACGGGGATCAATGTACCGTTTACTTTTTCTATGTTGTACTTATCAATAATTCTTTCTGCCTGTGTTTGCATGTAGTCAAGCTGGAACCCAAAGTTCTTTAAGAACCCTTTAAGAACAAAGTTATCCCACTGGGATGCTGTAGGGGTGTACGGGCTAGAAATTTTGTAGATTTCAGGAAGATAGTTATACATTTTTTCTGTGTACCCGTAGTCGTATACAGAAAGGGCAATAACATCTCCTGCCTTAACCCAATTATATTGAGTCAGGCTTAACACAAAAATAGAGTAATAATAGTATGTGCCTTGTACTAAACCCTGATCTGGAGCGGGCAGATGTGAGGCAGCGTTATCACTTTTTTTAGTTGAATAAATTTGTATGCCGTCGTAAGGGTCTACAGGAAACCCGTATTGATTACGTACGATTACTAAGTCCGACCAGTTACCTGTTGGAGTAGTCCAAGATAGTTGTACTTGTCCATGGTCAAAAGGGGTTGCGACAAAAGGTGTTGCGTCAAACTTAATAGGGTTGTCTGAACCGTAATACCCAATACCGTAGTAATCAATACCGTAACGAGACATAGTTAGGCTGTAATCCCGCCTGTGATATTAACAATAACGTTTCCTATACCTGTGCCTGTTGAAACACCAATGCCCGATAGTTCATATAAAGTAGGCATCTCATTAACTGCGCAAACAATATCTTTTACTGTAAGAGCTGTGATAGCGCCTCCCGACGACGCAGAAGAAACGTTTGTTGCAATCAACGTGTATGAGAACGTGTTAGATGTTACCGCTGTTACAACAAAAGTTCCATTAAAGGTAGAATCTACACCTGTGATAAGAACAGTTTGCCCCACTGTTAATGTGTGGTTGACAGAAGTAGTGAGTGTAGCTACGTTTGAGGTCAGCGCCTTATTAGTAATTACATAAGTTTGGTCTTGGTCCGCACGTACCATTTTGCTAAGGCTTTTATTAGCGATACCTTCTACAGTAGAAAGCGCGTCTGTAATGTCTGATACAGAGATGGTGTCATGCAATACAACATTGTCTTTACTAAACACGTTGTTAATAGCCGATGTAGCGTTTGTTAATACAGAAGACTGTTTATATTGAGGCAAAACTGTAATGTTTACGATTAAGTTAGCTCCAACATATGTTGGTGGTTGGAAGGCGACCGTTGTGTTTGCGGGGATTTTGTCTATAAGGTATGAGAAAACCGCCTCCGACACAGAGTTAAACGTTGTAGAGAAAGTAACACCGTCGGACGTATAACCAGGGTCTCCCGTAGGGACTACGTAAATAGTAACCGCGCTGTAAGTATCTGCAATAGCTATAGCTTTAGCTACTCCAGTTACTTGTACGGCTAAATAAGAGTAATCTGTTAAAGAAACTGCCCTATTTACTGCGCGGATACTAAGAGCGGCGTTGATTCTTATAGAATCAATAGACTCAATATCTGCACCGCCAGTTGCAACTACTTGGTTTGTCACAGATAGGCCGATAGGCACTACTTGACCAGGTACCTTGATAATGTTTTTAATAAGGCCTGTCGATACGTTGCCTACCGTGCCCCCGCCAGTTCGGTATGTTGCATAGATCTGAACTCCGCTTGGAGGTATACGCCCGCTAACGCCATCGCCAAAGGTTATATAGGTAATACCTTCGGAGTTAGTAAATGTAGTAAATACAGGGTCGTAGCTTCCTGAGTCAATAAGATACTCTACTCTGTTATAAGAAACTCCGCCTACAGTAACCTGAACAGTATTATTAATTACAGACAAGTTTTTAAGCACGTAAGTCTGATTTGCGTTAGAGGTAGCTATATAAACTTCCTCATTAGATATTGTAGTACCTTGAGTAGCAGTAACAGATGCGGTGGAGTTAGCAGGCACTGTCAATGAGGTGTCAGTCTCAAATACTATCTGCGAGGTGGTTGAGTTTACAATTAAAGAGGTGGCTACTTGTGTTAGGGCAGGTAAGATAATATCGTTGCCTGTAGCATTAGTAAACGTTAATGTTGTTGTCGCAGCCACTGCGTCTGTTGGTGTATAACCAAGTAGGTTAGCAAGCTGAAGCACACTTTGACGCTGAGTAGCTGTAGCTAAAAATCCTTCATTAGCTGCGCGGTCAATGTAGTAGTTAAGAATGTCCCCCATGTAGGCAAACAGTTCAACTAAGGTCATACCAAAGTCAGCAGGGTCGCGGTTAGTCCAAGTTGGGGAGAAGTTTGGGATAAGAGCTGTCATATCCGTCAAAAGCGCGGAGTAGTCTCTAGATGTGTAGTCTACAGACGGAATGTAGTTAGCGGACATTTGGTACCTCCAGAATTACATCCCCAGAACGACTAAGGATAGCAGTTTTAACGCTTACGGTTTGTGGGCTTTGATAAGGACCAGCTTTATATTGAACAGATATATTTATTACCCCATCAGAGTCTATAGCTGCCTCCGTGTCAATAAGGGTAAGATAAGGAAGCCACGTAGTAAATGCAGTCGCAGAGGCTTGTTTAATTATTGCTTCAGCTTGAGTATGGTTTTCAAAATTAGCATAACGTACGGACGATCCAAACGCAGGCCTCATCACTCGCTCATTAAAGTTAGTCAATAACACCAAAACGATGCGGTCACGTAGGACTTTAGTTTGGTCGGAAGTGTTAGCCACGCGACCGTCTGCGTCAAAAGAAAAGGGTAGGGAGATTGCTGAGCTCATAGTTCTACTCCCATCCATACAGGAAAGTTAGGATCGCCTGCAATAAACATAACCCAGACTTTTTGACCAATGTTAGGCACGGCACGGTGGTAGGTGTGCTGCGGTGTAACGGTATTAGTGTCTAAGATATCAGTGCTATGAGCGTGTGGGTGGTCTAAACTTCCACCAATTCCCACAACTGCGTGGGTATGAACATTGAGACCGCTACCGCCGCTAGATGTGCTTAATAGTGCAGCTACCTGTGCAGCGGTATGGACTAAGTGATCAGGGTGATTCGCATTAGATGTCACTGGCAAACAAGGCTTGGCTATTACCTCAGCATCGCCTAATACTTGTGGGATTTTTACGGTGATCTTGTGAGCATTGTCGGAGTCAGTGTTGTGAGTGCATTGGGCCTCATAGATGCCGTAAAACCGTTTGTCTTCATTCATCTTATACAACCTTCGGTATTCTTTTTAATAGTCTGGTAGCCGTAGGCGTCGCACTTGGAGCAGTATTTGATGGAGTGCCTGTTTTCCAAGAGGGAGCCGCTACTTTCTTATTTTGTGTGCTGATCGGGCTTCTGTTAGTTACTGCACTAAATTTATCACTATTTTGAGGTCCCATATTAAGGGTAGGCTTATGCAAAATAGTTTTAGGCGGCACGTTAGTTTGTCTAACATTAGGGATTACTGGTCTAGCCACTTTACTATTTGGCGCAGCAACCTTTAGCCCGTCGGTCCATTTTACAGCCTGCCCTAGAGAATCTGTTCCAAGATGCAAGATTGTAGTATATAACTGAGTGTTTCTTTGTTCTTCAATAATGTGATGCTCTGTTCCTAAAATAGTCCAGTAGCCCTCATAGTATCTACCAACACCGTTTAAATAGATAGGCATATCTGGTCTTAAAGAAGTTTTACCTCTTACCTCAGCAGTGGCTCGGTACGGAAACATTGTTCTATTGTCAGCAGCCTCCGCCTCATGGCGCGCCACTTCTGGAGTATCTGCAACCACATGGGTGTGGAACTTATCAAAAAACTCTGGCGCTGCTTTAAACCTAGTAGCCTTGTTTCTTGTTTGTTTAGTTTGCGACAACGGAGTCTTTGTTCCAGAGTCCAGCCCTGATACAGCAATAGCAGCTTTTTGTTCCCCGTCATGATCTAAGTTTTCGCCTACCGTAGGATAAAACTTATATAACTCTGATCCGCTAGGGTGGTGCGGGTCTCTCATCGTCAAAGTTAGCGCATGACTTCTTTTCTGAGTGTAATCTTGCAACATAGGCTGGAAGTAAATCTCAGTGTTTTCTGTGCGTAAACTGTATCCAGATTGTTTAGCTAACCTTACGCATAGTTCCCAGTCCGTATGCCCAGTTTGAGAGACTTGTGGGTACACACGAGGGTGTGGGGTTGTATACGCTACAAAGTTATGTTTCTCAGCAATTTTTTTTATAATAGCATCCGCAGATAAATTTTTGTAAACGGCTTGTGACTCGTTCTTCATAACATAAGACGCGCTTACTGCCACAACCTCCGTTGTAAATGTGCCTGGGGTTTTATCTATGGAAATGTGGTCAACGTACCCGTAGAAGTCTTTAGAATCCCCTAAGTTTTTGATCGCAAAATGTATAGGGGAGCCCGACTCCACAGATTCGTACGGTACATCCCAGTCTCTAAACTGTATTACCGCCACCTCATGTTGATACCTGTTCTGGTATAAAGATAGTTTATAAACTCGTTTAGGTGCCACCGAGGTGTTAGGAAAATCTACTGTTACGTAGTTAAACATTAGGTATCCGTACAGTTGTTCCAGGAGCAATGTTAGTAAAGTCCGAAATTTGCGGATTAAACTCAGGAATAATCCACCAATACTCTGGGTTTTTATAGTACATGTTTGCTAGCTGGTCTAGACGTTCCCCTTCAGAATATACGTGTTCTCTGTAGGTGATTTTCCCGAGGGTGTTTGTCTTATAAAACACAATAGGAAACTTTTGACCGCTTTCGTTAAAGGAAGCAAAGTCAATTACAGAGTACTCGTACCTAGATCCTTTATATATAGACATATTTTTATGCCTTTCCTGAAGACAAAGATACGCGAGAAAACGCGTTAAACTGTAATGTTACAGTCGAGTTAAGGGGGATCATATCCTCAGTAAACTTGTTATGAGTAATCTGCAATGACTCAACCCAACCAACATATGACATGCTTTCTGGGTTTGGACCAAATCTAACAGCAATAGCTGTTGGGCTTAAAAACCCAAGCTCAGCTGTTTCTTGACCAAAACCATTTAACCATCTATTACCGTTTTGTCCAGAGGCATTAATTGTTCTGTAGATGTACTCAATGTCTGCCAATGTTCCGCGCTTCATTAAGTAATTAAACTTATCTGCAAACTTTTCCGTTTGATCTCCTGGATAGCCAGTAGTGTAGTATTGGCTAAACGAATCAGCAGTAGCTCCTTGAGCATATAAAGCTTTTGCAAAAGCAAAGTCATTAGTTCTATCTATAGTTATTGTAAAGCTTACAGCTTCCATGGCTGTAAACAAAGAGCTTTGGTTAGCAAACTTGTCAAAGTTACTTGGAACTACGTTAGAGTTTCTTGTGGTTATGGTTGAGATATTCTCTGGATTCCAAAGGAACTGGAATCCCCAATAAGTATCATCTGGAGCATAGTTATACTGCGCTGCATCCCCAGGTTTTCCATCCGTACCTGTGTTTAAAGTTGTATCTGCTCCACCTGTAGTGCCGTCTGATGTGTATGTTCCAGTATTAGCTAACCCATCTGAGCTTGTGTAGTACCACATAATTGCTCTGCGGGTGTTGTGCTGGATATCCGATCTAGCATATATATCTGGATTTACGTCGGATGGTCGTAAAGGCAAACTATTATTATGAGGCGGTAGGTTAAACTTTACTTGTTCTGGTAGCGTGTAAACTAAAGGAGAAGACGCATCAGTTGTTTTTGAAGAAGTAGGAATAATTTGACCGTCAATAAATTGTTGTATATACGACCCTGAGCCGTAAGTAGTTTTTTTAGCTGTGCTAGCTTGTTGGTAAGATCCGCCTGTTTTGGCGTTGAATACAAGATAATTAGCCCAAGCAGGATTGACCCACGGTTGCGCTTTTGTTTTTTTAGTAGGAACCGAAGGGATACCTCCCCATGCAGGAAGCGTTAATCCACTATCAACCACCTTTGAGGTGCTTTTGCCGCTGGCTGGTCTTCTTGGACCTTGCATTATTTTTGTCCTAACTTTTTTAAAGCATCGGCTACAGCTTGTGCCGTTGCTTTTGTATCAGTAGATCCTGTTACAGTGATAGACACGTTACCAAAATGATAATTAGTTAAGTTAGGTCCACCACTTGCTCCGCTAGCCGCATTTGCAAACCTTGCTCTTGCAGCAGCCTGCAGGTCGGATAGAGAAGAACCATTGACGTTACCCCCGCCCGAACTAGAAGAGCCTGAAGATACGGTTACTGTAGGATCCCAATTACCTTTAATGGCTTGTATGCCAAGATTAGCTCTTTTTTGCGCCATTTGAGCAGATATGTCATGTCCAGCAGCGTCTGTAGTTTTTGGGCGTTCATATTGTTGCATTACTAATGCGGCAGCATTGCCCTCGCTAATTCCCTTGCTAGACAGAGACTTCCATAGACCTGGGTATTTATTCTTCATCTCATAGACTAAGAACTGCTCTTGAGCCGCTAAAGTATTTGCCTGCATATTATGTTGTTTAGCGTAAGTATTAAGCGCATCCCAACGACCATTATGCCACTGAGCAATGCCGCCTGATGTGCCCTGATCTCCGACAGCTGTTGGTCTTACGTTAGATTCTGCCATTAGGTTACCAATAACGCCAGTAGCTCCGCTTGGACTTAAACCATTTTTTATTAAAAAGTTATAGACCTCTGAAGGACCTCCGCCGCCAGCAGATACGGGTCCACCGTTTTTTCGGTTTAACCCTAGTTGGTTATTAGGAATAATGTTTCCGCTGGTTGAAGGAACAAACAGCTCAGGTCCTACTTCACCTACAATGTAAGGGGCGTTGCCCGATACAAGACCTCCTGTGGCTTTTTTTGGCTGGCCGCCTATGTTGCCCAACCCGCCCGCGAAACCACTAAACGCGCTAAAGATAGAGGTTAAGTCGCTCATTGCTGCGGCTAAGCGATTCATGCCTGTTCCAATGTCGGCGGCAGCGGCAGCGCCCGCAGCTGCTGCAGGAGCAGTTGATACAAGTACCCCAGTTTGAGCTGCGGTCTGATGAGCAATGTTTCTAGTAGCACCAGACATGATTCCTGCTTTTACCATCTGGTCTTGTGTCATGCCTGCAAGAGGTTTTCCACCTATTTGCGCTTTAGCAAGGAGCATGTTCTTAATGATCTCAAAGGTGTTTGGGTCTCCACCTACAAGACCGTTAACCATGTTGTACAGACCATAACCAGGTTGGAAGGAGAACTCCATATCCTTTTTATTTAAACCGCTTGGGCCAGAAGTAGTTTTTAAGTAGTTCCAGATTTTGTCTACAAGCTGAGGTAGCGGAAGCATGTTTCCGCTTGAGTCTCTGATGTTAAGGCCAATAGTTTTAGCCATGTTTACTGTATTAGCGGAGTTAAGTACTCCACCTACTGATTGAGTAACTGCGGAAATACCCATTCCAGGAACAAAGTTAGAGGCTTGTGCGGCCCCTTGCATTACTTTGTTAAAGTTATTTACGCCTGTTAAACCTGTTTTTTGTGCCCAAGCAAGGGCTTCTGTGGAGTCCATGGTGCTAATTGCAACTCCGTTATTTGCCAGACTTTTTTCAATAGAACGCACCTTTTTTGTTTGATCTTCAAGGCTACCTGTATACCCACCTTGACCATAAAAAGCCGAACGCTGAGTATAAAGGTCTTGAAGAACAGAGGTGTTAGTGCTTGGGAGAAATCCAGCTAGCTTATCCATGCCAGCCGCAATAGCACCCATTCCAGGAATTTTTCCCATCATGCCGCCGCTAAACATGTTATTGCCACCTGGAGGAACATTGCTTCCAGGAGGATTGCCTCCATTATTAGCCATGCTATTAGCGCTATTAGCTAGGTTATTAACATGCGCAAATTGAGCGTCTACCCCTCGCGAAGAAGGAACACCGTTATCTGCAACTTTGTTGCTATTTGCCCCTGTTGATTGACCGCTATCACGGACCCCGTTGTCGGCAACGGAGTTTTCACCACCATTAGAACCTTGTGCGCCGCGCATGTGCGCCAGTTTGTCAGCCATCTTTTGAAGCTGAGGAAGGACACTGGTCTGTACAGCGTTGCCTATGCCAAGGAGGTCTTGTTTGATGTTAACAATAGATTGATGGGTGCTAGACCACAATCCCATGGACGATTTACTATCGGCCATTTTTACCTCCTTTTAGATCTCTCTAACCAATTTAAACGTTCTCTGACGGAAAGGTCTTTAATCTCCGCCAGTGTCCAACCTGTAAAGGTTCTTGTTAAAACCTCGTACTGGTCAAGCAAGTTCTCATAATCTCTATCACTATATGCGAAACAAATCTACTAAGCTCAACGGGAACGATATAGTTTCTCCGCATGCCTGGCAGATCGTAGTCACCTCCCCAAGGCGTGGGCCTGGGTTACGCTCTAGTACTTCGTCAATAATCTTTGCTCGGTCACCAATACCGATGTTAAGAACGGTGCTGGCTCCCATAGAGGGAATGTCGTTAACAGATAAGACACAACCCGCTAGTAGCATGGTATTAATCTCCGCTGCTGACTTGTCTACATTTTCAAAGAGTTTTTTCTGTGTTGCCCCTGTTGGTAGGCTTACAGTTGCGTAGCCTCTCTTAGTTTCTACCCTCCACGTCCTGTCAGCTTGGTTTTCCAGTTTCTTTACAGGAACGTCATCAGTTAAGTTAATTGTGATGTCTTGTGTTACTGTGCAATTAGGGCATGTCATGCTGTACTTAACGTCTTCTCCAAAGGTAATCTTACGAATACCTAATAGAATAGCGTCGCGGTCACCCGATAGAAGATTGTCTAAATCTTCTGCGGTAGCGTCTTTACTACCCACTTTTACAAGACCGCGCTGTAGCAAAAGATTAAGGGCTTTTCCAGTAGTAGCTGCCTTAGCAATTGCTTCCTCATCAAGCCCTGTAAGCTCTCGCACTTCTGCGGTAGTAACCAACTGACCGTCTACTACAAGACCGCCTGGAAGTTTTACTTCTGGACCTGCAGGGGCCCGAGTCTCAACTTTGAGCTCAGGCTCCTGCGAAATCTCTGCTGCGTACTTGTTAACGAGTTCTGCGTCTGTGATGATCTGTGTCACGTATTGTTCTCCTTTATTAGTTTTTGTTATTCAGCGATTGCCGAGCCGCGAGCTCCGCCACCAGCACCGCCAGTGCCTGTTGGGTTAACAACAGCTTTTGTTACTCCAGCTGCTTTAGTGACAAAGCCTACAGCCAAACCTTCATGGGTTACGGTCATTGTCTCAAACAAGATAGCTCCGTTTGTAGCATCTAGGTCTGAGTAGTTTAAGCCAGTAATCCATGCGTTGTAGATCTTGAATTGCATTTTAGGCTTATCGTGTGCTGGATCCGTATTTGGATGGTCGTTTACCGTCAGTGTGATGTTTACGCGGAAATCGCCAATAGCTCCACCAGCAGTAGAAGGGTTTAAGCCTGCTCCCGCGGATGCTGCAAACAAACCACGCATCCATGTCATGGCTTGGTCGTTTCCATACATAACTCCACGAGTGAAGGTAATAGGCTGGAAAGTAGTCATACCAGGAATCTGGTGGACCGTAGTGTTGTATCCGCCTTCACGGTATGTAATTGACTGTGTATCAACACGTAGGCCGCTGACGTTAGTAAACCCGCCCTGCCACCCACTAGATGCACCAGAAGGAAGAGATGCTTGAGCACTAGATGAATCTATGATGCGCTTATCAAACGCATCTTTTGGGTTGCCACTTGCCATTTGAAAAACAGCATTAAACCGAAAACTGCGTAGCGGATCAGTAGCAATGCTAGAGTTAAAGGTTGTTAGTGAGGAACTTGCCATTATTATTTATCTCCTTTATGCCACAGTAACGGTAGTGTTACCGCTGAACTGACCGATATTGATTACTACAAACTCAGTTGGACGCTGAAGAGCTACGCCCACCTGAATGTTTAAGTACCCGTTGTCAATAGCTGACTGTGGGTTATTGTCTGCGTCGCACTTTACAAAGTACGCGTCAGATGAAGTTGCTCCAGACAAACCGCCTTGAGACCAGAAGTTTCTTAGGAAAGTGCTGACTGACGCATTGATGCGCTCCCACAAACGTGGGTCGTTTGGCTCAAACAAAGCAAAATCTGTTAGATCGCGCAACGACTTTTCTAGGTAGATTAAGGTACGACGTACAGGAACATAACGATCTACGTAACCTGGCTTGAGCGTACGAGAACCAAAGACTACGATTCCAGAGCCTGGGATGTAGCGGATTGCGTTTACTGGAGCAGCGTCTGAATTGAGGCTGTCAAGTTCGCTGTTTGTCAGCGGCTTAACCGACACAGCGCCTGCAAGACGTGCCTGCAAACCAGCTGGGGCTTTAAACACACCACGTGATGCATCAGTCGCACAGTAGAGACCTACTACTGCAGCACCAGCGCCGATGGTCTTAGTTGCACCGCTAGGAGAGCCGACAGTAACTGTAGGATCAGCAATAGTGATCTGTGGGTAGTAGACAGCCGCGTACGACGTTGCAGTGTATGACTCAGCTGTCGTTAGCTGGTTAGCGACTGTATCGTCTAGAGCATCAATAACAACAAATACGTCATTTAGGCGGGAATCGCCTGTTGCGTATGAGATTGCCCCGTTGATAGTTGTAGCGTCTGTGTATCCTGGGAGGTTAAGGATAAGAGATTCGCGAATAGTATCAAGCAAAGGAAGAGCTGTAACAATATCAGAACCAGCAACAGACGTTCCTTCTGTGCCTGAAGCCAAAGCTTGGTTTGATACCAAGGCAGGGTTTCTGTTAGCCCCAGTTGCAGAGCTACCACGGTCAGCAAGGACAACCCAAGTATTGCTTGTGTCGCCATTAACTACGTTAAGTGCATAACGAGAGTCAGTAGCTGTCATAGATAGGTCAGTCCACTGCGCAACAATGTTACCTGCAGATGTGCCGTTGTAGTAAACAATTAAGTTAAAACGATCAGCAGCGGATGCAGTTGAGATTGTTACGTTTAAGTTAGTTCCCCATTGACCAGGGTTTGCAGCAGATACCTTTAATGTTTCTGCTGGAGATACCTGACGATCGCTGAGGGTACGGCTTGCTACTGTTCCCTTTGTAACACGGGTTACGTAGCACTGGCTACCACCGTTTGCAAAGAACATGTAGACAGCAATAGGAAGGGCATTAGACTGTGAAGTGTTCCAAGAACCAAATGCGTTTAGATACTGGCTCCAAGATCTAATAAGTGTGGGAACTACAGGTCCTCGGTCGTTAACGCCAAAGAAGGCGCCAACAGAGTCAGAGGAAGGTCCAACAATTGGCTGGATAGGGTTTAGCGTCTCCTGAACGTATACCCCAGGGCGTTGGTATGTTGCCATTAAATTATCTCCTTAGATTTAGGCGGGATTAACAAATGATGGGACAGGTTGTAGATTGGATGGGATATACGATGTAGTAGTGTTGAGTCGTACGCTCTCTACTTGCTTAGTAGCAGCTGCAGCCACCAAAGGCGTCATCTGACTAATCACGCGGACAGTTAGTACGTTTCTTAAAAGGCGGCGATTTCCAGTTTCTCCGTCAACCGCATCTCTTTTTACAAATCCATCAAGAAACATTGTGCGGCTTCCCGTCTCTGTACCTAACTCATTAGGAACTAGCAGGTAGCCGTACTTTGATGGAAACTTATTCATTAGCTGGTACATGATTGCGCGGTCATGGCGAGGATGACGGCAATAAGAGCTAATCTGATAGACGAGATCATAAGCAACTGGGACGTTGTAGGTATATGAACGGCCCTCTACAGGCGCGATAGTTCCCTGATAGTCAGAGTCTGTAAGATACCCGTATGTCTGGCGCTCGCTAGCGGGAACGATATCAATTAGGTCAATGGTGATGAATGGGAAGTCCTGAGTACGGATTTCTACGTCAGGGTATCCAAACCACACCTTAACAGTTCGGCTCTGGCTGCTGTCGTCTTTAACAAGGATTCCTTGAGTCAAAGCTTTGATAGCTTTGTCCTCAGCAAGAATAAATGGGTCGCCCATTAGAACATCCCTAACTGCTCAAGGAGCTTAGGAACTAATACGTCTTCAAACTCTTTGTTAATAAAGAAGTGAGCGCGAAGCATAAAGGGCCTGATGGCCGCATTAGGAAGGCTGTTAAGAGATCCGTACTCTACGTCTTCAACGTCTTCATCTATGCCATCAACATAAAGGGTAAAATCTTCAGCCACTTTTACGCTGATCTGCTTAATAAGATTTGCTGGCCACCCAGAAGAAAAGGCCATCATGCGGAGCTGTTCTGTAAGAGGGCCTACTAAACTATTTGCTGTCTCTTGACAGATGCGGTCTATCTCAGCGTTTTCTAATAGCACTCTTAACCACCTTAGCTGCTATATACGCTGCCACTCCTGTTTTTAGAAAAGTATGCTTACCCTGTTCTGGAAGGCTATCTATAAGACCTTCTTCAAACAACCTGTTAGATGGTTTGTCTATGCTAGACACGGATATCTCCTAAAGAGCGCAAAGTATTTCGCAGGGGGTGGTGCTTAGTTCCCCGCATGGGAACTACTATAAGAGTAAATGAAAGAGCCCCCTTTTGGGGGCTCAAGTCTTACTTCTTTTTGACCTTCTTGGCTAGTGCTTTGTCCATCTTGGCGTCTTCTTTAGGTGACGGCTTCTTAGCATCCATCTTCTTATCAGCCTTCTCAAATGCTGACTTCTGCTTTGGGCTCATGCTCTTTTCAAGCTTAGCATCCTGCTTTTTATCCTTAGCCGCCGCACAGGTAGCACACTTGCACTTACAACCTGCCGCTGGCTTTCCTGGCTTGCAGCCACAACCGCACTTTGCGCACATACTTACATTCCCTTCTTACGGTTCATGGTTGTCTTCTTGCCCTTGGCGCCCTTAGCACCTTTAAGAGCTTTAAAGTCTGCACCAGTGATCTTGCCCTTAGGAGCAGCCGCTCCAGCAAGCTTGGCTTGTTTTGCTGACATCTTCTTAGCGGGCTTCTTGCCGCATCCACATGTAGCGCACATCGTTTAGCTTCTCCTTTATTTAGGTTAACTTACATACTAACTTATCTTATATTTTTTTTGCCTTTAATTCCGTTAAGGTGTTCCGCCATCAATGGTATTTAAGACAAATGGGCCTGAGGGCTGAATAGGTTGACCTGAGATTACTGGAGGATAAGTAGGAGGAGGTTCGCCATCTACATAGCCCAAGAACTGAGGATCATTAACAAGCTCTTCAGGCATGACCTGAGTACAGTCAAGGGATAGAAGAGTGAAGCCCTCAGCTACAACGCCCTTTTGCTGAGCCTGATAGGGGCGCCAGACCTCACCCTTCCATACAATTCTGTGACGACCTGTGTCATCTGGGCTGTTCATAATGCCAGGGCTCAAGCGTTCCATGTCAGTTGCGTTAACTGTTAGGTGCAAGAAGTCTGCGTTGTAGAAACCCATTTGGCTTGTCTTTGCTTGACCTTGGGTAATGACTGCGCGGATAATAGGTACGATGTACGGACCTTTCCAAATCTTACCGCCAGTGTAGGTAGGAAGAGAATCACCTGTGTCGTACACAGGATCAACGTCTGTAAGAGTTGCATCAAAAACCCACCATTGAGCGACGGTTCCTACGGGATTACGTAGGTCCATGTTGATAGCGTTGGAGATAGCCTGCGTCTCAAAGTCGGTAGAGAATCTACCCCCAGGACTACAAGCTCTGCTCATATCTATTATTGTCCCTTATTAAGCGCCCTCTGTAGGTATAAAACATTCCTGATTACGAGTGGCTAACGCTGGGTTTACCCAAATCTGGTCCTCCATCTTGGCGCCCCATTCGTGTGAGGCGTCTACCAACACAAACATATGGGCCTCCATAAACTGAACAATCTTGTCCTTAGTCACATGGTCTGGGTGCATCTGAGTAGATTCAGTCTCTATATGGAATAGGCGCACGTCCTTTAGCCGATCTCCAAACCCTTGGAGCACCTGCCAGCTATAGCCCTCGGTGTCAATCTTAACTACGTCAATAGCCCCTAGGTCCCCAGTCTTTACAAGCAAGGTATCTAGTCTGCTGGTATTTACTGTGATCTCTTTAGTCTTGCCCTCATAAAAAGAAGCAGGAGGATCTATAGAGGTGTCCTTACTAAAGATGGATGAGGTA